GCTGGACGGTCGTGCTCATGCCGTGCCGGAAGGTCATGGCGAGGAGCGCGGTAATCGTCATCTCGACTGCGTCGCTGACGGAGGTGGCGTCGTGGCCCAGGACGGGCTCGCCCAGCGAGAACCCGAGCCAGCTCAGGACGATCGCGACGATCGAGAGCGCGTAGGTCTTCTTGCCCGCCAGGAATCCGCGTTCGATATTCATCTTGAGCTCCTTCTGCAGGTACTTTCTGCGGCGCGCCAAGTTGGTTCCACAATGATACCGCTGCTCGTGTCGACAGGACAACTTCCGGGCGAGCTTCAGGAGACGACCTGACCTCCGTCGGAGGGCTCCAAGTGCCGCCGCGATGCGGTCGTTCGGAGAAACCCAGCCCTCGGGCTTCAGTGGCTTCGTGTCCCGCGGAGAGCCGAGCGGCGGTGCCTGCTTCTCCATGTTCGCCTCGTGAACTGCTTCCCAGCATGTCTCGAACGGCACCCCGGCGTTCACGCCTGAACCGACTGCGACGTACACCAGGTCTGCCATCTCCCTGCCGACCTTGACCGGGTTGCCAGTCGCCAGCGCCTCGCAGAGCTCCTCCGCCTCCTCACGGATCAGCCTCTGGCGGAACGCCAGCGTCTCCGGGTCCAGCGGCGTAGGCAGGCCCGGCGACGGGTGACCGAACTTCCTGTGGAATGCCTCGACGTCAGCTTGGATGTCTCGCATGTGGCTTTCCCTTCTTGCGTCATTCAACCATCGTCCCGAACAGCTGCCCCATCTTCGGCACCATCCGCAGCTCTACAGCGCCCGCGGACAGGCTCTTGTCCTCGTGCACCCTTATGCCTGAAACAGCGAGGTTGTTCTGAATCTCCGGCAGCCCGTACTGCTGCAACAGCGACTTGAACTCGCTGAAGTCCCACACGTAGCAGCGCATCTCGAACCACTCGGAGCGAGGGCCGAGGCGAGCCTTCAGCTCCGCGAGCTGCTGCTCGATGGTCCTGATGCCCCACTCGGCCCTGACGAGTGCTTTCTGGTCCAAGTTCGGCTCCTGTGAACGCCGATCGATCGCTTTTGCAGTTGACCGGCGAGAGGGAGGCGAGAGATCAGAACGGGATCTCATCGCCGGACGCTGCTGCGGGGCGGGCGGCAGAGGCGTTCGTGGCCCCGCCACCCGCCTTCGCGGGGCGCTCCTCTTCCGGCTTCGAGTCGACGAACTGGAACGACTCGACGACGACCTTGATCTTGCTACGGCGGGCACCGTCCTTGTCCTGCCACTCGTCCAGCTTGAGGCGGCCCTCGACGAACACGGGGCGGCCCTTGCTCAGGTACTTCGCCAGGTTCTCCGCGGCAGCTCCCCAGGCCTCGCAGTCGACGAACAGGACATCCTCCTTCATCTGACCGCTGCCGTCCTTGTACCGGCGGTTGACTGCGAGACCGAAGGCCCCGACCGAGGTGCCGCTCTGCAGGTGGCGGAGCTCGACGTCTCGCGTCAGGTTGCCCATGAGCAGGACTTTGTTGTAGCTCGGCATCAGCGAATCTCCTTGGAAACACCCTCCCGGCCCGTCGACCGGGAGGTAGCGTGCGCTCCGACTTCCCCGTTGGCTCCTTCGAGGCCGCGGCCAGAGCAGTCGCGGCAGGAGGTTCCGTTGCGACAATCTTGCCCCACGAAGCTCGGCTACGCAACTCACCGCGAAGATTTCTTCCGTGACTTCGCGCCGAACCACCCGATGGGGTTCGCGTTGGTGCCGTCGTCGTACCCGTAGCGACGGGTGCCCTTCGTCCTTCGGCCGTCAGCCGCAGCTTGGTCAATCTGCCTGTCCTGGCGAGCCCACGCCTTGCGCCTGCCCCTCCTCTGCTTCCTGTTCATCCGAGACCTCCCGTCAGCAGCGTGCTCAGCTTCTCGAGGAAGCAGACGTGCTGCCTGACGTCGTCCCCGTCGAGGATCATCACCCGCGTGCGCTTGCCGCCGACCACGATCGTCTGCGGGACGTAGGTGAAGACCAGCATGCTGGAGCTCTCGACCCTTGACGGCCGGAGCGGGTTGACCTTATCCCTCACGTCGCCGTAGGTCTGCACGCGGCCGAACGGCGGGCAGGTATGGAACTGACCGTGCCACGGGCCGCCCAGGAACAGGAGCTCGCGGGAGATCGAGATCTCCGCGCACGGGTTGGTCGGCGGATTCTGGAAGTTCGCCGCGGGCCTGCCGCGAACCTCCCGCAGCGCGTTCGCGATGACCCTCGTGCCCGCGCCGTAGTGGTGCATGTAGAAGATCTTGCGGAGCGTGTCAGTGCTGACTTCCTCGAACCGCTCGCCGTCCAGCTCTGCGTGGACGACGCAGTCGCCAGATCTCCGGTGCTCGATCGTGATCGACCCACCGTGCCTCTCGACGATGGACTGGCACTGCAGGGCGAGCACCTCCTTGTGCGACTTCGGCTGGTTCGGGACGAACTCTCCCTGGTACTCCCTGCGGAAAGCCTCGCCGTCAAGGCTGGCCATCTGCTCCAGGAGCCTCGCCCCGGGGTACGCCTGCCTGAACGACTCGGCGAGCCGCTCCTTCACCTGCGGGGCGAGGGACTCGACCAGCGAGGAGACCTTGCTCAGCGGGATCGGTCCTCCCCTCGCGGCCCACGACTGGGAGCAGGGGACCACCTTCGTCAGGAGGTCGACCTCTCCGCGGCCGCGGCACTCGGGGCAGGTCTCGGGGCACTGCTTCTTCACGGCTTCTTCTCCGGGGGTGCGGTCGGCTCGACGTACACCGGGGCGGGGGTCGCCGCGTGGCGCTTGGCGAGCGCCCTCAGCTGCGAGAGCCGCTTCGTCTGGTCGGCCTTGAGCCCCTGCTGGATCTTCCGCAGCTCGCGTAGCACCTCGGGGGTCGACGGCAGGAACACCCGGTTGTCACCCCTGTGCCGCTCGGTGACCACGCCGCAGGTCGCCTGGAACTCGCCGTCGCGGCCGTTGTAGCTCTTGCGCCGCGTCCTGACCTCCGGCTTGATCTGCCGCACCTTCTGGGCTGCGACGAGGATGTCGGACGGCTCGTCCTCGAAATCAGCCTCGACGAACCGGCACCACCTCGTGCTCCCGGTGGCCGCGGCCGCCGCGCGGAGTTTCTGCTTGAGCTCCTTCTGGGTGTCCGCCTCGAGCACCTGCTCGTTGAACGCCGCGAAGAACTTCCCCTTGACGGGGTCGTCGGGAGTTGCCGTGAGCCGGAGCTTGATCTTGACCGCCACCTGTCGTCCCTCGCCGGGGATCGGCAGCCAGATCTTCTCGATGTTGATCACTCGGGAACCGTACAGGCTCATCCCATCGTCTCCTTGGCGGTGCGGCAGATCGTCTCGATCTCGTCGAGGACGATGCTGACGCCCTTGTTGTGGCGGTCGAGGAGGTCCGCGAGGCGGTCAATCGCGTCCACGAGCTCCTTGGTGTGCTCGACCAGCATCTGCTGCTTCACAGTGTCGTTGCCCGCCAGGATCTCGCGGATCTTCGAATCCGGCCGCGTGGCGAAGGCCACGGACAGCCTGCCGACAGCGGCTTGGCTCTGTGCGACGAGGAGCTGGATCCGCTCCCCCTGCGCCCGGAACCGCGGGACGAGCGACAGCAGTTGTTCCATAGGGGTCATAGCTACATCACACCTTGCTGCGAGCGGAAGGCAACAGGTCGGAGAAGAATTCCTCCGCAGAAGCCTGGACTCTCTCCACGTTCTCCACGTCGTTCCATACCCGGTTGCGTCCGGAAGGGTGGGGGATCCACATGTGGCGGATCTGCCTCCACTCCCACGTCATGCCCGGCGCGTACTTCTCGGCTTCGGGGAAGGGCTGCTGCGGGAACCACGCATCCATGACTCTGCGACCGCAGAGCACGATGTGCGTGATCGGCCCCTCGACCCCGTCCTCGTCCTTCATGTAGGGCTGGTTGTTGCCGCCCTCCAGGTGCACCCGCAGGTGCTGCGCCACGTCCCTCGCCCACTGGGCGTCCCACGTCCCGCACGCCGAGTCGGGCGGCAGGAGGTTGACGACCCGGTCGGGTTGGCGTCCCAGGAGCTTCGCGAGCCGGTTGCGGGTCGGTCCCCACGCCATGCCCTGGACCAGGAACACGCAGCGGAGCGGGGCCTGACGCCAGAGCTCGGCCCACTTCTGGACCTTCTCCGGCGGCATCTTCGGGTTGTGCACGCGCTCGGCGACGACGAGTATCACCTGGCGTACCTCGCTCCCTCGTCGTTCAGCCACATTGCAGCCCGCCGGAGGATCGAGCCGTGACAGACCCCGTCCTCCTCGGTCCTGCTGAGGCGTTCCTTGTCCATCAGTCGTCTTCCGTCATCGCCGCGAAGTAGGTGTCGACGTGGTGCTGCCTCAGGCCGCTCGGGATCTGCTCCCCTCGGCGGGCGAAGAACGACCTGAGCTCCGAGTCGGTCCTCGTGATCTGGCGGTCGCTCCTGCTCAGCGTCCATACGAGCTGGACCTCTCCGCCCTCCGGCGGCTCGACCCAGTTGCCAACGGCCTTGACCGGCTCCGTGCCCTTCGGCAGGATCCGCGGCTGCGGGACGAGCTTCGTTTGGTCGAATTGGGGGGTAAACCAGCTCCGGCTTGCACTTCTGCATCCCGCCGCCGTAGAAGTAGAATCGGTTGACGTAGGGCTCGCCGTAGTCGGCGGTGATGTCGAGCTGGAGGTGGAGACCGGGCTCCTGGAGCGTGAACGACTTCAGGTCTTCCTCGAAGCCTCGCCAAGAACCTTCGTTGCCGGTTGGGTTCCCGTGGTCGTCGATGGCGTACCTCGCCTCGCTGTACTTTGACCGGAGCTTGTTGAACGTGTTCAGCGAGCAGTCCTGGTGCTCCTTGTCGAGGATGCGGAGCGTGATCCGAGCGTTCATTCCCACAGCTGATTCTCCTGTCTCGTGCGGAGAGCCCACTGGCAGAGGACCTCCTTGCGGTGCATGACTGCGACACTGTCGAAGAGATAAATCCCTGGCTCCTCGCTCCTGGTCGACACGTGCGGTCGGAACCTGTCGTAGGTGTCGTGCGATGGCACGAGGTTCCTGAGCTCCTCGACCCACGCGGGCAGGGGCTCCGTCGCAAGCAGCACCGGCACGTCCCGCCGCGGGCCGAACATGTCTCGTTTGCCGAGGTTGCAGCGGAAGGGCTCAGGCTCGCGATCCGCGAGCCACTGAGCGACCCGCAGGCACAGGCTCGCAAAGAAGTCTCGGTCTGCTCCCGCGTAGTACCGGAGCGTCATGTGGAGCTTCGGGAATCCTCGCAGCCGGAGCGCGAGGTAGATGTTCTTCCTGTGGATCTTGTCCAGCAGGGTCTGAGTCTCCGCCCGCTCGTCAGTTGTCGGCTCCGCGATCAAGCTCCGACCTCCGCAGCCACGGCCGCCATGCTGCTCTGCTGCTCGCTCATGACCCGGATGATGTCGTCGAGCTCGATCTTCTGACCGGTCGTGAGCGACCAGCGGTACTGCTCGACGAACTTCTGCAGGCGGGCGAGCGGGCCGTCGCTGCTGGGGATGAAGATGCTCTGGACGCGACCGATCAGCTCCTTGAGCTGGCTCGGGACGAGCGCCCACTTGACACCCGCCGCCTGGGCTCGCTGCACCTCTGCCTGACTCGACACCGGTATGGTGTCAGCGCCGTGCTCGGCGACGAAACGGGCCGCCACGACAGCGACCACCGGGGCGCTGCTGCCGGAACTGATGACGTTCTGCACGTAACGGACGTCGGGTGCGTCTTCCTTGATCAGGTCGTACACCCGCTGGTCGTTCTTCATCGCCGACCAGAGCCTGCTGGTCTGCACCGACAAGTCGAAACCGTCGATCATGCCGCGGTCGCGGTCGAGCTGGACGGCACCGGCGCGGAGGGAGTAGCCGAACCGGAAGTCCTTGTCCTCGCAGACGAACAGGCCGCCGACGTACACCCGGCCCTTCTCCGCCGGATCCTCGAGGATCGCTTCCTCGCAGCCGCCGTCGGCGCGGATGTTCCGCTGGATCTCCTGCCACTGGGCCTCCGTGACGTCGTGCACGAGGAACGACACGCCCTGCTCGGGCATGGCGAGATCCTCCTCGTAGATGATTAGCAGGTCGCAGCCGAACCGCGGGTCGGCCTGGATGACCGGGAGCCACTTGCGTTTCCCGTTGTAGACCTCGACTCGGTGCCCCATGCGAGACAGGACGAGCATGGCGAGCTTGTAGCCCTCGCCGAACTTGCCGCGGGCTCCCGTGCCCTGCTTGGTCGTCTCGCCCAGGAGGAGCGAGCTCGCGGGGAGCTCGCCGGTGGACGTGGAGATCCGGAGGGTGCCGCGGGCGTTCAGCCGCACCTCGACCTGGCACGCTGAGTCGGCGTCGCGCTGGTCGTAGGCGTTCTGGATGAGCTCGCGGACAGCCTGCCAGAGGCCCCAGTGGGAGACGTACTTCGGGGAGATGGGGAGGGTGTACATGCTGTGAGATCCTGTGAGACTAAACGTCACGCGAGCGCGAGATTCTTTCGGTGATCTCGTTTGACTGCTTCTGTAGTGTACGATTCTTCGGCGATAAGGCAACTAAAATCTCGAAGAGAGAATCCTCATCTTCTCGCGGTGGATCCTGCTCTTCACCGTGCCATCCGGTATGTGGAGCGACCTCGATATCTCCGAGATCTTCAGGCCCCTGGCGAGGAGCTGGAGGCACTCGTCCTTGACCTCTGGAATCTCGCGATCTTCTGCTGTCCTCGTGATGAAAGTTGCTGAATCTTCGAAGAGCTCGATCGTCGAGGAGTGTCCGCCGCGCACCGCCTTCCGGTATTCGTCGATCAGGTAGAAGCGGTAGGCCCTGGACAAGTAGGTCGAGAGGCTGCTCTTGCTGGGATCGAACTTGGCCAGGATCTTCATCATCACAATCCACACCTGACCCAAGTGCTCTTCGGACTTCGGGCCGTGGTAGAACCACGCGATCTTCGCGCAGGCGAGCAGCTTCTGCCTCTCGTCGATCGAGCTTCCGGCATCTGTCCTCACCGCATCCTCCCTATCGCTTCCGTGATGACTTGATTCACTGCTCTTCGGTGAGCAAGCTCCGAGGGGAACTGCCTGGGGAAGAGGCGGGGCCACTGCTCCACCTGCTGCTCCGAGATCGAGACCCAGACGTCGTCTGCCCAGTCGAGGTCGACCTTGGTCGACAGGTGCAGGAGGTTGCCGACGATGCAGGGGTTGCGGCTCGACCAGGGGTCGCCCGGCTTCGTGCCCTTCAGAGCTCCGCTCAGGTGGAGGCCCACCCACGCCAGAGCGGTCGTCCCGTCCGGGTACGTGACTCGCACCTTCTGAGTTTCTGTGACAACACCAAGAGAGCCAGCCCCGCAGAGAGCAAGATCGCCGACGGAGGGGGCGCGACCGGGAAACTGACCGACGGAGCAGCACCCGTCGCAACCGTGAACCCCATTTGGAGACCAGGTGGCGGGGTGTCCCACGCCGTGCTCGCACACGAACTCGAGTCGATCTGGGATGTACCGCCAGCGGGGCATATCAGGAACCCTCCGTCCCGGAGCTCCCAGACGACGTAGACTGGTCGAGCCCAAGTCGCTCTCGGATCTTCTGGAGGTAGGTCGGCGACTGGTCGATCAGGATGCACTTCCGATCGTATGCCCTGCACGTTAGACCCATGGTTCCAGATCCAGCGAAGGCGTCCAAGACCAAATCTCCGGGGTTGGACCACCCGAGCACGATTCGCTTCAGGAGCTCGGGGGGCAGCTGCGCCGGGTGCCAGTCGACGCGATCCTTCGCAGTGCCCTGGAGCCTCCGGATGTCCCACACTTGGCCAGGTACCCGGCCGCGGGGGTCAGCCCGCTTGTCGCCCATCTCCTGCCTGACGCTCGGCTCGCGGATCGCGTCGGGGTTGAAGGTGACGAGCTTGAGGTCGTCATCAGGTCGCTTCCTGTGGCAGAAGAGGAATCGGTAGTCGGCGGTGAGGGAGTGCTGCTGGTACTGGGCGAACGATTCTCGCCAGATGATTCTGTACAGCCGGGGCCCGACGACCCGCTCCAGCATCGGGCCGATCGTGTCGCCGTGCTGCTCCGGGCAGAGCCACCAGAAGGTGCCCCCGGGTCGGAGCGTCCTCGCCACGACCTCGATGACGGTCTGGCACCACTGGAAGTAGTCGGTGGGTGGACGTCTGTCCCTGGTGCTGTCGTCGGCGTACTCGACGCCGATGTTGTAGGGTGGGTCGGCGAAGGCGAGAGTCACGCTCCCTTCCTCGACCCCAGGGATCCGATCTCCCTCGACTTGGATCGAGTGCTGCAGGAGCTTGCAGTCGAACGGTGCTGCGGACTTGACGATTGATGTCTGCATGTTCAGGACCTCGCACCTGCAGGAGGGGAGCTGGACCCAGTAGCATCGACCGCACCTGGGGACGAGCGGGATGTGGCCCACGCGATGACCTCCTCCCAGCCGTCGACTGGATCTACCCCGATCTCCGATCTGATCTTCTCGAGCATGGCGACCATCACCTGAGACCTCGCTGCGGTCTGGCCGCTCAGCGACTTGAGCATCCCCTCCGATCCCGGCCACATGTGTCGAATCTTCCGGTTCGGGCCGATCCGGTGGCAGATCAGTCCCTGGGTCAGCTGGAACCCGAGGTCTTGCGACGCCATCAAGACGACCTCTGACACCTCCAGGTCGAGCTCGCGGATCGCGTGCACGTTCTTCTCGAGCCAGGCGTCCAGCCCGCGTTTCTGTTCGGAACTCAGCCTCATGTTGCTCTCCCTCGCAGCAGTTCCTGACGGACGATGGCCCGCGTGGCCTTCATCAGGTCTCGCAGGAGATTCAGGTGAGGATACCGGCTTGGCAGGAATGCGGCGCGGACGTGGTCGAGTCCTGAGCACACCTGGCACAGGTCAACTTCGCCGAGACCCTCGTCCTCCCGCGACAAGCTGGCGAAGGGTTTCGTGGCGACTCGCTGCTCGCAGAGCCAGCAGCAGACAACTTCTCCATCCCTGCGCTGGATGGAGAAGACCTTCGGCTTCTCCTCGGCGGGCGGTAGGTCGCACGGCTCCAGGCGAACTTGTTGGTTCTTCTTGCTGCTCAAGCTCGGGCCCCTCGAACTCTAGCCATCGCGGCTGGGCGGCAGGCGGCGAGCTTCTCCAGCATCTCTTCCGTCGGCTGCACTTGCCGGTAGGGAGCAAACTTCACCCGCTTCCTTCGGAAGGCGTCCCGCAGCAGGTCGTGGGTTTCTCGGCCCATGCGGAGCCGGACGAGCTCGAGGAACGTCCTGACCCAGAGGCGGTCGTGTTGATGGCCGCCCGGGATGATGCAGTGGGCGAGCTCGTGCAGCCAGACCTCCTCCCGCGGCACTGCCCAGGGACCGGCGGTGATCCGCCCGGCGGTGGGCAGCGTGACGGCGACGGGCAGCCTGGCGTCTGGCTCCCGGAGGTAGTACACGTTCGACCGGTTGGGCGAGGCGTGCGCTCCGACGGTCTGCGGGCTGTACCTGATCCTGAGCTCCACGAACTTCGGCCAGCGCCGCTGGAACCAGTCCGTCTCCATGGTGTCGCGGAGGTATGCAGCCGCGTCCTCCAGGTTCTCGAACTTGCGGTTACTCATCTGCGGACGCACCTCGGTTTCGGCGTCGTAGCACTTCTGCCGCATGCTGTCCCGCTTCGGCCGCTTGCCCTTCCTCCACCAGCGCTGGGACTGGAGGGCGAAGACGCCCGGTCGGTCCTCGAGCGTGTACTGGCGACGCCGCTCGTCCCGGATGCGGATGGTGATCTCCCGCTCGCTGACGACGGTGACGCCCTTCACGACTTCTTCTCCTTCATCATCTCCCAGCACTTCTCGACCGACTCCCAGTCCTCGTTCTGCTCGACCCAGGCGAGCGCCTGGTTGAGCTCGTCCTCGTTCCGCTTCTTGAGGCGGTCCACGAGGGTCTGGTACGGGGGCATGTTCGGGTCGGAGGCAGCCATCAGCAGCATCCGCATCAGGGCGAGGCCCCGCCGCGTCTTGCTGTTGAGCTGGATCTTCTTGGCCGCCGCAGGCTCGCTGCTCGCTGGGGTTACGGGGTTCTGCTCGGCTTCGCTCATGGGTCAGCTCCTTCGCCTCAAGTATGCCTCACAGCTCGCAGAAGGCAAGTAGTTTTCTGAGGTTTATCCCCGCGAATCTTCTTCAGCTCGCTTCGGCGGAGCACGAGCAGGTAACTTCGGACATCTGCACATCTTCCTCGCTCCACCAGGCGCTGCCGAAGACGTTGTGGTGGTCTGGGAGCTTGTGTGTGAGCTCCTCGCGAACCGGGAACTCGTAGATCACAGTCCGGCCTACCTTCATCGCCCACAGCATCGCCGCTGGCAGCGTGTCGAATCCCCTGACCGGAGCGTGGATGCACCCAGACTCCTTGTAGCGACGAGCCTTGGATGGTGTCGTGGCGTGATAGAGTTTGGTGGGCTTCTTGGTCACCTGGACTCCTCCAAGATCTTTGCGGATGCTTCTGATCCGGTAGAGATTCGGTGCAGGCACTCTCGGCTGTGCGAGTGGAACTCGTCGCATGCGACCGTGTATCGCGACCCACACTTCGTGCACTGGATCGGGCCGGGATCGTTGCTCGAGATTCTCGGGCCCTGGAGCAGCAGCTTGTCGGGGCACTGCCCTAATCGGCAAAGCTCCTCCTCTTTGTTTTCAATCTCCAGCACGGCGATTTGGGATACCTTGCTCAGGCGGGAGAAGATTGCGTTAGTGTAAGAACGTATCGTGATCATCGGCTGCTTCCCACTCAAACATTGCTTGCATCTCGCAGAAGGCAAGAGCCGAAGCGAACTTTCATCCGCTCCGGCTCTCCCAGATCGACCCGTTCGGGCATCATCCACTGGAGAGGATGACTGGAGGGTCCGCCGACTCTATCGACGGGGGGGCTCTGCGTCCCACTTCCCGCGGCACAGGTCGTTGGCCGTCCCGAGGCGACAAACTGTCCCCGGGAAACAAGAGGGGCGGCATTCGACCGCCCCTCTCCACACATGAAGGACAAGCTCGTTCAGGCGGTCGCCAGCGTCTTCCCGTTGATCAGGCTCAGGGCCTGACTCCACGCTTTCTTCTTGCCGATGGCGGAGACGCCGAAGAGGTTCGAGTGCACGCGATCGTCGCTCTCGTCGACCCCGCCGAAGCGGCCGCGCTCGTGGTCGGACCACTGCGAGTAGGCGTTGAAGGCAGCCCACGCGGTGCCGGTGATGCCCTTGATGTTCTGCTTCGCGTCGTCCATCAGGAGCACCCACTGGGCCAGCGTCTTCTTCTTGTGCTCGGCCCGGCGTTCCTGCTCTTCCTTGGGCAGGCTGTCGTGGATCACCCCAAACGTCTTGTCGTACACCGCCTCGAAGTAGGCGGAGATCTGCTCCTTGTTGAGGTTCAGGCGGACGAGCGACTGGCACTCGGTCTCGTACCGATCGGCTTCCTTCAGGACGATGCCCAGCGCGGCGCGGGCCTTCTCGATCTTGATGTCGACGTCACCAGTGTGCTGGAAGGACACGCCACGGTGCAGGTCGCGCTCCGAGAAGCCGAGCGTGTTGGCGCACACGGGGCGGATGCTGCTCCCGTATGTGTTGAAGCGGGCGGAGCCGTCGTGGGCGTTGGAGCCGATGATGTAGAGCTCGAGGATGTCGTCGTTCACGACCTCGATCGTCTTCGGGAGCTTGACCGAGCAGAACACCCGGCGGCCGCCGCGGAGGGAGCCAGCGGTCTCGAGCTGGACCGCAGCATCAGCGCCGCAGAGCTCGTCCATCCACTCGGCCAGTCGGCGGTTGCTGATGGGGCGGTAGCCGGAGCTGACCGTGCCCAGGAAGTCGCGGGTGTCTTTGCGGACGTGCATCTTGACGTCGTTTGCCGCAATCACGCCGCCCTCTGGGAGGACCGCCTGCATGGGGAGAAGGTCGGTCTCCCAGTCGAGGCCGATCCGCTGGAAGCCCTCCCAGGCACCGAGGCCCGGGGGCATCTCGACGCCCAGGCCGTGCCAGGCCCGCTCGCCGCGCGCTCGAACTTCGCCGAACACGTCCTTCGCTGTGATCTCGTGAGCCATTTCGCTGATCCCTCCTGTGTCGGGAGACACAATCGTCTCCTCTGCAAGAATCATACAGCAGATTCGCGAGAGAGCAAGCCGGATCGCTAGAAGAGCTCGGGTTCGCTTGGAGCGGGTGGAGGAGCCCCGGGCCCGGAGACGGGGAGCCCGGCCCGCCTGGACCTCGCCACCATGTCGGCGGTCCCGCGCCCTCCGGGGAAAACCAGGATCGCGTCCGGTCGTCCCTCCTCCAGCATGCGGGCGTTCCGGAGGTGACCGGCAGCCTTCCCGTCCCGCTCCCAGTCGGCCGGGAAGGCGAGCGCCTCGACGCCCCTGCTCTTCGCCCACTGGGCCGCGAGCGTGTCGGCTCCCCTCGCAGCGCCGTGGACGAGAACTGTCACAGGAGTCTCCGAGTGAATTGCGTCGAGGGTTCTCTCGAGGAGAGCTGCGTCAGAGAAGTCTCGACCGCCGCAGACGAGCAGGCGCATCAGAACGGAACCTCCTCCTTCTTCGGCTCCCCGTCCTCCGCCTTGCGCCACTGGTAGGGACCTCCAAACCTCCTGTCCCACCAGTCTCGACATTCCTCGAGGGATGGGAACTTGTAGTAGTACGGGCGGCTGATCAGCTTCCGCTGCCCACCGGGCATTGTGACTTCGACCGGCGAGCGACCCTGCGTCACCTTCAGGGTATCGACGGGACAGAATCTCTTGATCGCTTCTCCGAGCCTGGTGTTGTCGCCTCGGCGTGCGATGTTGAGCTGCCTGCAGTGCTCGTAGAAATCCGTCTGGAGGTCCTGGCAGGCGAGCTCGGGCCGCCAGCTGTCGTGCTCCACGAGGAGCTTGCCGTTCTGGAGCTTCTCGTACCACCATGCTTCCATCGGATCCATCGAGAGCAGCTTCTGCTGCTGCAGCCCTTGCGTCTTCGGCACCTTCCGCACGTTGAATCCCTTCAGGTCGTAGTTCAGCAGGAAGTACAGCAGCGCCTCGCGGCCGCCCCGGTCCATCTGCTCTGTGATCTCCTGGAAGTAGGCGTGGTCTTCCTTCCGGTCTTCGCTGATGTCGAGGACGAAGAACCGGCGGTCGTCGAAGCTCGTCGGCACAACCCAGTCCTCGTTCGAGGCCATCATCAGGTGGACGCAGTTGCCGCTCGCCTCTGCGTCGACGCCCTTCGCCTCAATGGTGATCAGCTCCTCGGTGATCAGCATCTTCAGGATGGACTCGTGCTTCTTGTCGCCAGCGTAGAACGCCTCCTCGCCCAGGAGGAGGACGCAGTCGCGGAGGTGCGCATTGAACGCTCCCACGAGGTGCTTCGGGTCTGTGACAGACATGTAGTGGCGACCGAACAGCGAGCCGAACATCTTCGCGACGTAGCTCTTGCCGGTGCCCATGCCGCCCCGCATCACGACGGCAGAGTAACCCGGGCTGGCGGGCTGCTGGACGCAGCGGGCCATCCAGCCGATGAGGTAGTCGTAGTGTTCCTTCACGCCGCGGCACAGGATGTGCTCGAGGTGGTGCAGGAACTTGCCGCAGTCGCCCGGCCTCGCCTCGCACGCGAACCCGCGCCAGAGGTTATATGCGCCGGGCACCTCCTTCCCAGGAGCGAACACGAGGGTCTCGTACTGTCTCCGCTGGTTGTTCTGGAGCCACCACTGCCCCACCGGCTTGGTGATGGGCACGCCCTTGTCGGTCTGGCCGATCTGAACCTGCTCGTGCATGTAGCCGTTGCGGAAGTCGTCGAAGGACATCCGCGTCACCTTGTGGCGGCTGAGGATCGGATCCCAGACCTCCTCGATGATGCGGGTCTTGCCAGCCCAGTTGCGGATGACCGCGTGCTTCTCGTTCAGCTTCCTGAGCCACGGGTCGACCGCCTCTTCCTTGGCCCGCTCGATCTGACGGATCGCGTACTTCTCGGTTGCGCTGCCCTTGTCGAGGACAGAGGCGCTGATGCCGAACCGCGGGTCGGTGATGACGGCGTACATCGTGTCGTCGTCGAACCCGGCCCGGACCATGGCGCAGCAGGCGAACAGGAGCCACTCGCTCCGGCTGTTGCCGAACTTGTGCGGCTCGTCCGGGTCTAGGCCCTGCACGATGACGACGCGAGCCTTGCCCGGGAGCTTGTCAGCCCCGGGGACCGCGTCGATGTCGCCGTTGTACCGCTTGACGTTGCCGCTGACCTTCACCCGCTGGGCGACGCCCGAGGTGCTAGCGTCTCCGCCACCCGGGGTCTGTACCTCTGGTGCCTTGGTGAACTGGCCGATCTCGTACACGCGGTCGGCGTGCCACTCGACGACCTCGGCCAGCGCCTCGACTCGGCCCTTCGCCTTCTTCTTCGCGTCGGGACGGTTGACCGTGCCCGGCAGCCGCATGATGCGGTCGATGTTGTGGCAGTGGTCAGCTCCGAAGAGCACCTCCATCTGGAGGTTCCACCGCTTGGCATCCTCCGCCATCGGCTTGCTGCCATCGAGGACGACGGGCTCCCTCAGCAGCCAGAAGCCCTGGTACCCGCCGCCCGAGAACACCAAGAGCGAGGGTGGTGGCACCCCCTGCGGGAGGTTGCTCGTCAGGCGAGCCTTGATCCGCTCCTGCTCCTTCGTCCGGTCCTCGCCCTCGCGCGGGTCGAGGTCGACGTGCAGGCAGACCATCCGCTGGATGTCGGTAGCCTCGGTCTTCTTCGACCGATTCCCGTCAGCTCTCGCGAGGTACTCGGGGAAGCACGTGTTGACGCTGAAGTAGATGTTGCGGTGAGCGCCCTGCTGCTCCAGCCACTCGAGGAGCTCGTCCTTCTGGGCGGCCCTGAACGCGCGGGTCTCGATGCCCGTCTTGTCCAGGCCGATGGCTGTGAGCAGCCACGGTCCTCCCGGGAGCCACTGCTCGAGGAAGGCTAGCGAATCTGGGTAGCTGGGTGCGACAGTGCTCACCGAATTCGCCAGTACTCCAGGAGGCGGCCAACGTCAGCCGTGCAGTTCTCCATCTGGCGAAGCCAGAGGCGACAGCAGCCGAGCTCAGCTGCGACCTCGACCGCGAGCTTGCCCGAGCGGCGTCTCATGATCACGCACTTCTCCTGCGGCGTGAGCTGACCGAGGCCAACCGAGGGGATATCTGACTCGGTTCGACCCTTCTCCCAAGCTCGGTAGAGGGAGACCGTAGTTCTGGCTCGCTTGGCTGCCTGCTGGACGGTCCAGCCCATGCGCCGCCGCTGGATGTAGAGCCGTTCCCCCGCAGTGAGGGAACTCGTCGTCACAGTCGTGTACTTTGCAGGCATTCTATCAGCTCCGAATCGTTGAGACCGCTTGTCCATACCTTGATAGCGGCGCGACGGAGGGTCTCCTCGTCCGTCAACCCCAGCACCTCTGCAGCAATCCTACCGTCAAACAGCAGGTACTCTCTGCCTACTTGGAGGAACAACCAAGCTCCACCGCCAGCTGTTCGCCGACGAGTGAGCCACACCCTCTGCTCCTGCACAAAGTGAGGTACCCTCACGACGCTGCCCTTCCTGGGCCAGTGGTGCAGAAACTTGTCCTCGACCCAGCCCCAGATGAAGTTGATGTCCGGCGTCCCCGGGGAGGTGTCGCCGTTCTCGATCCTGACGGGGTCGAGGCGAGCTTTGCGGAGCGCCTTCATGATCCTGGAGTTGGTTGCCTTCTCAGCCAAGTTGCGATCCAGAAGTGATCTCCGGGATTGAGAATCCCGTGATGTTGTTCACGCGATATTCGCTGAACTCTACTCCAGCCTCGCTGAAGTACTGTCGTGTCTTTGCCAAGCTCGAACTCCACCTCTTGTGGTCGTCGGTTGGCAGCGGAGCTACGCACCGCGAGATACCCACTTGGATCATGTGAACCGCACATCGGTCGCACGACAGGAAAGGCCAGGTGTAGAGTGTTGCGCCCCGCAGATTCTCCCTGGCGAAGAGCACGGCATTCATCTCGCAGTGGACGATTCGGCTGTACTTCTCGTCGCGGTTGGCGTACAGCTCGGGTCTGTCCGGCATCCGCTGCGGGAACCCATTGAAGCCGAGGGAGATGACTCGGCGGTCGGGAGCGACGATGACCGCGCCGCACTTGGTGCTCGGATCCTTGCTCCAGCCAGCGACGAGTACCGCCATCTGGAGGAACCGCTGGTCCCACTTCACTTCTGACATAGCTCCTCCCACTTGGCGACGAGCGGGTCGTCGGGGTTGTAGTGCTTCTGCTGGACGAAGTGCTCGTGCAGCCCTCCGAAGCATAGCTCCTCGTCCATCTTGCGGTACTGGGAGTCGACCTGCTTCCAGAGCTCCATCGCCTCTGGGAGAAAGTACATCGAGCTGACCTTCCCGTCCCACTTGCCTGTCACGATAACTGCCTGAGCTCCCTTCGGGATCTCTCGACGAGTCTCGTAGCAGCGGTGCGGCTTCCGCGTCTTGACGCGGCGCTCGCTGTAGAACTCGGGGGCGTTCTCGTTCATGGCTGCTTCTCGAGTATACCCTGCCGCTCCAGGAAGACAACGAGCTCGCGCGCCACCTCACCGGCAGGATATGCGACAGCCTCCTCGTCGAAGCCAAGTGCCTCCCTGTCCCAGTCTGTCTTCCGAGCTCGCTTCGCGTGGCAGAACCCGGCGTGAACCGCCTCGTGGCTCAGAACACGCATCGTCACGTTCTTGCGGGTAAGGCCGATCAGGCAGAAGTACCGGCGGTCGAACTCGACGCGCTCCTTGACTTCCCGTCCCGGCTGCACGTCGTAGAACGACGTTGACATCGAGCTTACCGCGCCGAGGCACTTCCGCCCGACGGGGCGACCAAGATCCTCCGCGAAGAACCGCTGCAGATCTTGCGGCCGCTCGAACACGAGCACCTTGGCCCGGAGGGAGCCGCCTCCCCTGACGCGGAACTCTCCCTGGGCAATCAGCCCAGGGGTGCTCCTGGGATATCGCCTCTTCACCTTGGTGACTGCCTTGAACTTCATTTCATGCTCCCGCCCCAGGAGTCGCCGATCTCGACGTCGACCTTGCTGGGGACCGTCAGCTCGATGCAGTGCCGCATGACGTCGGCCCGCTTTTCCGCGTCCTCCGGGGTGGCCACGCTGTCGTCGATCTCGTCGTGGATCTGGAGCTGCGGGGTCCAGCCCGCCTCGTCCAGCATGACCACGGCGAGCTTGGTCTGGTCGGCGGAGCTGCCCTGGATCAGGCGGTTCAGCGCCTTGTGGGTCCAGTCGTAGGTGCCGTCGTCCTTCCTCGGGAAGTGGCAGTGGCGACCGAGAAGCGTCTTGATCACACCATCCTTCTTCGCCTTGTCCTCGCAGAGCCGCGCGAGCATCCGCACGTAGGGCACTTTGCGATCGAACTCCTCGAGGATGGCCTTCCCCTCGGGACCGGCGACCTCGATCATCTTGCCAAGTTTCGGCGACATGACCCACTCGGTCGGCTTGCCGAGCTTGCGGCAGAGCTTCGCTCCGCCCATGCCGTAGCACAGCCCGAGGAAAACCTCCTTCGCGTGGCTGCGGATGATCTTGTCCGGCTTCCAGTCGTCGCCCGCGCCCGCGATGATGCGGGCCATCTCGGTGTGGTTGTCGGTCTTCGGATCCGTGCGGAACTTGTGGCCCATGACGTCGGCCACGGGCAGCTTGCATCGCTCCGCGAAGTGAACTACGTGCCGCGGCTCCTGCTGGGAGTAGTCCATCGCGGCCCAGAGCATGCCATCGTCGGGGACGTAGATCGTCCGCCAGAGCGGCCCGATCTCCGGGTCGCGGGCGGGCTGCTGCTGGAGATTCGGATCGGTCGAGCTCAGGCGACCGTACCGAGCGCCGGTGTCGTCCTCGTCCTCGTCGTCCGAGCTCTTGCGGAGCTGGTTGAAGGTCGTGTGGATGCGACCGTTGACCGCGTGCTCGCGGACGGAGGAGACGAACGTGTTGCGGAGCTTGTCCATCTTCCTGGCCCGGAGGAGCAGGGCTCCGACCGGGTGTTTGATGGACGCGAGGAGCTCCTTCGACACGCTGGGCTGGCCGGTCTTCGGCGTGGTGGGGCACTCGACCCCGATGTGGGTGAGAACCTTCGCGAGCGCCTGCGGCTTTGTCACATCCGTCAGGGCGAGCGCGATCCCGGTCTCGTGCTTCACCTTCAGCAGCGCGGTGTGCTGCTGCTCGATTGTCCACTTCTCGACCTCTGTGAGCTTGTGGAAGTCGACTCGCACGCCGCGGCGTCGCATCTTGACGAGCACGGGGAGGAGCTTCGTCTCCAGGTCGAAGATCTTCCAGAGGCCCGCCTCCTCGATCCGGCGCTCCTGGCGGCGGAGCACCTGGAGCGGCACCCGCGTGTCCTGCATCGCGTACTCAACCGCGTATCGGCCAGGGAGGAGGTACAGCCCCTTCTTCGCGTCGACCCCGAAGGCCGTAGCCGCGTCGCGCAGGATCGTCTCGTTCTTGCCGGGCAGGCCGTACCGGGCCGCGATGGCGTCGGTGTTGTACTCGTCCTGGAGCTCGTCGATGAGCGGCTCGGCGACCTGGATGTCGCGGATGCCCTTGATGTTGGGCATCTCCACGTCGTTCTGCCAGAGGTAGTCCAGGTCGTACTGGAAGTTGGAGCCGACGACCCACCCCCGGAAGGCGCGGAACTGGTCGCGGATGTAGGCCCAGACGTGCGCCGGGTCGAGGTTGTCCTCGCTGTGACCGATCGGGAGGTAGTGGCTCGGCCCGTCCTCGATGGTGAAGGCGATGCCAGCGACCTTGCCGTCGCGGCGGACGCCCGGCCCCAGCTTCTTCAGCTGGGGGTCGCGGGTCTCGAGGTCGACGCACACCCGTTCGGCATTCGCCCAGGAGGGCAGCTGCGAGACGGGAGTCAGCTCCCACGAGCAGGATGGGCGGAACATCGGGAGCTGCATGTTCTATGAGAACTTGAGGATGACACCAAGCATGGGAATTGGAAAGAAATAGAGCCACCTCTTCTTCCTGTCCCAGAAAAAACCCACCCACAGGTCGTACCAGGCGAATATCAGAGAAACTCTCATGTCTTGTTGTCCCTATGCGTCCTCCGGAACCCCCGCGCCCGCATCTCCGCCTCGATCAGCATGAGGTATCGCCTCAGATCTCGCACGTCGTCGATGCAGCCCTCGCCACGATCGTCCTCCGCGATTGCGCGGAACACGTCCCAGCCCAGCCTCTTCACGCGATTCTCTAGCCGATCGAACTTGCGGCACGCCATCATGTAGGCCCCAACGCCGCCTCTCGTCTTCCAGCTCGGGCCGTAGGACTCGTACGCCTTCTTCAACCCCGCCGCGTCCTCCTGGGCAATTGCGTCGAGCTGGGCGAGGAATCCCTCGCCGCTGTCCCTCGCCAAGGACTCTTCGGGAGTGATGATCTCCCCACTTGGTGTGGCGACGATTGGTACGGGTTCAGTCATGGGTCACTACCCTCGGCATTTCCGCCATGCTCAGCAAAACATTTGTGAATGACTTCTCCGGATCGGTCTTGACCTGGTCGTGGTTGGCGATGAAGAATTGCGGGATAGGTCCCACGTCGATGCCGTGCTTCTGGTCGAGTTCCTTCAACCCGCTCACGCCCAGTTTCAGGTGTAGCACGAGTCGGATAGCATGCATCGCGTAGGCCATCCCGAGATCGAAGTGCGAGCCGGTGCTCGCGGGATCCCACCACACGTGCACCGCGTCGCAAGCGAGCATGGCGTGCAGGTGCTCCTGGCAGATCCTAACTCCGCCGTCGTCGTTGCTCTGGTCGACGTCGCGAGGAGGGTAGTGCACCTTGTGTCCCCTGGCCTCCAGGCCAGCGACGTAGGCGTCCATGACCGCTCTCACCTCCGGAGTGCAGCGGCGGACGGGACAGATCAGGTAGATGTTCTGGGACATGCTCACTCCTCTTGGACTGCTTTCGCAGCTGCCTTCTGCTGACGGACGGAGAGCCACTGGCCGCAGGCGAGCCTCCAGTCTGTAGCCTGGCAGTCGTTCACGATGCGCATCGCCTCCTCGAACCTAGTAGGGTTGCTGCTGTCCTTGAACGCGAGCCACGACCGCAGCATCGGCATCGCGACGCGGCGCATGAACTTCGTCTTGTACCCCATCGCCCGCTCGCCCTCGTCGAGGAACATCGCGAGGTCGCTGACGAAGTCTCCTCCAGTGCCGGAGGGGAACATCTCGAGCGGCTGGACGTCGCCCTGCTCGTAGGGGTCCGTGAGTTGCGCATACCTCGAGGGGAAGGACTTGTCCGACAGCGACAGGAGAGGTTCGATCGTCTTCAGGTATCCGTGCATGTTGCAGGAGATCTGCCAGTACCGTCCGACGGGGCACCCGATGGCGAGCGCCAGGAACTCCTGGAGCACGCTGAAGTGCACCGCGTTCGCCCCGAGCGCGCCCCAGACGATGTCGTTGGAGCGGTTGTAGACCGTCATGTTCAGCTCGCCGTCAGCGCCCCGCTGGAAGCAGGCACTTAGGTTGCACGGCACGTCCTTGCTGGAAGAGCCGAGATCCTCCCGAGGATCCCACATCCCGAGGACGACTCGCCGGTCGTCGGGATTCGCCCTCAGCCGCTGGGCGACGATCTCGAGCTGGTTGTGGCCGAAGTGGTCGTGCCACCGGTACCCGTAGGCTCCGTTGAAGACGACGCCGTCGTCGCTGAACTGCCCGAAGGTGCTGTTGAACCGCGAGGGGAAGGCTACGTCTCGGCGGCCCCCCAGCATCCAGAGCGCCTCGAAGAAGTGGAAGAACGGGTTGCAGTCCCGCTCGCGCCAGTACATGACCCTCTCCTGGGGTCGAGCGTACTCGACCACGACAGGGTAGGGAAAGACCAGAACCGAGCCGTTGCGGCTCTCCCTGCGCACTCCGTTGGCGCGGAGCTGGTGCATCATCTCTGGGAGTGCCTGGTGTACGTTGCGGGCCTTGATCGTCAGCATGTTGAGTTTCCTTGTTCGGGAGTATAGCTCTCGTCCCTGCTAGGGCAACCCTCGCGTTGCCTCTTCCAGCGATTGCTCGAGTTCTCGGAGATTGTGACAAGCGTGAGGTGGTGCGGATTGACGCACGAAGCTCGCCCGCACGTGTGGTCGGGGGTCATGCCCGCAGGGATCTCCCCGACCCAGATCGCATAAGCAACTCGGTGCGCCCAGTGGGCGCGGCCACTCATCCAGAACTGCCCGTAGCCCTTCTCCGAGACGTGCCCCCACCAGAACCAGCAGGCGTCGTTCCCCGGCATGGACAGGCGCGAGGTGAACCTCGCGACGACCTTGTCGTCGGTGACGGGCGGCAGGTACGCTGGCGGGCGCTGCGGCACGCTCAGCGGCTCCGAGACTTCCGGTGCTCGAACCAGGATTCGTTCACGGCTTCTTCCTCCGGTCGTTGTGAGCGTGCACCCGCTCGAGGATCATGGGTCCGAGCCGGTGCCAGTCGACGACTGGTCGCCCACCGGCTCGGGGCGAGTCGCGGAGGGGCACTCCCACCGCGGCATCGTCGATGTACATGTGGGCGTAGCACTTCGGGGACGTGGTCCACGTGCGCTGACCCGGGTTCTCGTTGACGTGGTCGAACTCGACGCCGTGCCTCCGACAGAACTCGACCGCGTCCGTCAGGGTGGGACCGTCCTTCGACGAATCCGACCGCATGGTCCAGAGGATGAGCTTGACGCCCCGCCGCTTCAGCTCGCGGAGCCAGTCGAACGCGCCGCAGGCGGGCGCTCCGATGTCCGGGTAGCGGTGGTCGACGATCGTTCCGTCGAAGTCGACGGCGATGGTCAGCCGGGAGTCGGAGTTGTCGAAGGCCGCGTCGAGCTCGGCCTTGCTCAGGTTGCT